TTGGTCTTCATTGACTTCTCCGTAGATGCCTTGTATAACATGTCTCTGTATTTTGCCCATCTGATTTCTAGGCAGAGTTTCTTTAGTAACGATTATATCTTTAGGAAGTTCATATGGCATGAGTTTACTTTCTATAGAATTCATCACTAACGATTTATTTATCTGTGGGTCCTGACTACTTATAATTGCTACGATATATTTTTCACCTAAACCTCGTTCTTTAGATATTACACATACTTCATCAACACCGTCTAATACTAATATAGCATTTTCTATACCAATTGGTGATACATTATGACTGTTGATTTTCATTAAATCTTTTCTGCGAGACTTGTAAAATAGTTTATTATACTTGCGTTCAAATACATCACCTGTACACCAAAAACCATCACTGTCTAGTTCTGCATCTGCATTCAGATAGTTGCTCATTAGTAGAGGACTTTTTAACCATAACTGGTCATGTCTATCTAATTTGTATTCATATTGGTCATTGCATTCAAGTTGTAATTTGTGTTCAGTATCTGGTTCAATTAAGAATGTGAATGCTGGAACTTGAGTTTCCGTACACCCATATAAATCTCTGATGGCAGGGACACCTTTACTGAATAGAATGTCTAACATTTCTTCTGGTATAATTGTACTACCAACACTTAGTTCTCTCCAATGAGACATATCTAATTCATTCCATGTCTTTAAATTCTGCATAGCAAGTATCATTGCTGGAACAATTATGCCTATTGTTGGTTTATATTCTTCACATAACTTTACAAATCGTCTAGGATTGAACTGTTCGATTACAACTGTACAACCTTTAATTAGTCCTGGAAGTGCGTATAGATACAAACCTCCTACGGTTGATGGTGGTAATTGAGATAGTATTACATCATTTGAACTCATTTGATACACACTAATACTATTGAAACATGCCATCAAACATCCTGCACTCGTATGTGCAACTGCTTTAGGTTTACCGGTTGTACCACTTGTGAATAATACTGTGTATGTATGGTCGGTTTTCTTAGAATATATCAGTGCTTTGTTATGTGGTTCTAAGGCTAAAGCATCAGCCTCAGTTAGTATAATATGGTCTGGTGAACTTGCTTCTACTATTCCATCTACTACATCTTTTGGCAGATTTGGAAATGTAGGCATGAATGTTACACCGAGAATGTCACATGCTAATACCATTCTAATATAATGATATTCTTTACCACTAGCAAATAATAATCTGTCACCTGGAAGGAATGCAGTAGACATAACGGCAGCCAGTTTTTCTACACTCTCAATAAGTTCAGTGTAGGTATATTTTTTGTCACCACAAATTACTGCGGTTTTATGCCGATGTAATTGTGATTGGTTTTTTATAGTTTCAAATATCATTACACCAGTATACCATAAAAATCAAGGAAAGTCAATAGGGACATACAGTAAAGGAGACTAACATTTCTGTTAGCCTCCCGTCTCCTGTAGTCTAGGATTACCTGATACCCTACGTATCCCGGCAGCCCCCTAGTGGGCTATTCTTTTAGGCGTTATGGGCCTCGATGATAAGTTTACCATGCTTTTTGAAGAAATCTTCAATACAAGGCACTTTACGAGGCTCTAATGGAAGTTTGTAAACTTTAAGAGCAGTACGACCACCTAATACTGTCATTTCAGTATCAAAGTTTTCCATCATAAACTTAAAGAAGTTATTAGCCATGCTATATAACTCATCCATTTTGTCTTTACCGTTACGGTCTACAAAGTCTTTCAACTCGTAACATAGTGAAGTTGTCAACGAGAACATCGCTGAAATCTCACGTGCTTCTGATGAAAGAGTTGTAACTGTACCATCTAAGATATCAGAAGGAACAGGCAACTTACTTGACAAGGCTCTGTGAGCCATAAACTTAGTAGCAACACCATCACCAACTGTACCAGCAATCAAGTCATGTAAACGACTTTGTGAAATTTCTTCACCTTCTTGTGGTAACATTTCAGAAACAAAAGTCCAAGAACGAGGAGTAGCAAAGGCACGGCTCGCCTGACGTGGGTCAAAGTTGAATAAGTCCATCTTGTTAGACGTTAAGAAACCAACCACATCGGCACTGATTTTGTTCTCTAATGCCCAAGTCTGCCAATCTTCGAAGTCAACACCCATTTCAAGGTGAACAAAACGGTTAGCAAGTGGTGAAGGCATACGATATGCAACACCTCGGTCACTTTCACGGTTACCAGCCGCAACGATTAACACGTTATCTGGTAGCACATAAGAACCTAAACGACGGTTTAGAATTAACTGATAAGCCGCGGCTTGAACTGATTGTGGTGCTTGGTTCATTTCATCTAAGAAAAGAACAACACTTTCATATTGGTCAGCAAGTTCTTGGCTAGGCAAATCTGAAGGTGTGGCCCATTCCATAGTACCATTCTTCTCATTGAAGTATGGAATACCTCGTAAATCTGTGGGCTCCATAAGAGCGAGACGAAGGTCAATCATAAACCCAGAACGTTCTTGGGTAATGCTATCTACAATTTCTGATTTACCAACACCAGGAGGTCCCCATATGAATACCGGACGCTTTCGGTTCATAGCGTAATTAATCTCGGCACGTACATCACTAGGACGAACTACTCTCACATCTAAATCGTTTGTTGATACTTTCATAACTTAACCTCTCTATTTAATATACTATTATTGTAACACGATTCGGGGATTTGTCAAGTTTTTCACTTATTGACCCAAATATTCTTTTTTAAGAACCTCTAATTTCGAGGCCGCATCATTAAGGATGAAATCATCTGCCATTTTACAGAAAATAGAATCCCATTCATCACGACCGAAGGCAACATCCCATCCACGCAAACACATGTCTGCATCAACAAAATTCCAGTTGATAGAGTTTCCATCTGGCATTTGATTTTCTTGTAGATTTGCTGATTCGTTGAATTGTTTAACAAAGACTTTGAATTTGTACGGATTAGTCATGTTATTGTCCTCTTAATGATTAACTATACTTATAGTATACATCGATTCGAGGATTTGTCAAGTTCTTAATCAGAATAAAAAGTTTTATTTCGTAGCCATAGTTCTATGTCACCATCAATCATTGAGAGTTCAGCCGCGGCAACTTCTTCAAATAGAACTAGTTTAGACCTGTTTAGATAATATGGTGTTTTAAGATACTTATCAAGTGTAAGTATTTGGTTGCCTGTTCCTATTGCATTTTGTCTATGCTTATGTAAGGTAGTTGAATTCAACTTTAGTTCTATGTTATATTTGGTGAAATGTTTAGAAAGAATATCTCTGCCTAGTGGTGACACTCTAAAGCCGGCATCAGAACGGGCGCTGATAAAGATATCACTAATAGTAATTTCTTTTCTGCCTGCTGTTTTTCCAGTTGTGTGTTTGTTAATATAGTTTATTAACTCTCTCTTATTCACTTTTACAACTCTAGTTTGTCACCCTTGGTAAGTATGTATACCTCGAAATCATCACATCTAAACAATTTATTTAATCGTTGTGCTAAGTTGATTGCGTGTCCAGGATTACTGAATGATACTTTCTTGTATTTTGGACCAGGAAAATTAACCAATGAATTTAGGCTACGTAAGTTAATGGCTACCCCCTTATAAAAGACGGAGTAAACAGCGGTTGCTTTAAGTACTTGCTCACTGCGATATGTTTGATTATCTGTATGCTCTAAGATTATCGTTGGTTTAGGTCTAGCCATATGAGTATCCTCGTATTGATTATACTCTTATTTATCTAATTTCCCCTATAACATACGTATATAATGGTTATTTTAGTTATAGAAAAACCAAAAACCGTTACATATATCAGCATCTGGCCATGTTTCTGACCAACCTTCTGGTCTACTTAAATCGTATACACAACCCCATTGTTTATCTACACGGTCTTCTTTAACTATATTTGTTATTCTTCTTGCGTATTCGTCTATGTTACTCTCATTTATACCTGACGGACTAACACCTATAGACTTTGTATATTCATTGGTCCTAGAAAAGAATGCAAACTGTTGAATGGCTCTAGTACTAGCATAAGTAAAATAATTTTGAAACCCAATAACACTTTCTATGTGGTCTTGTGATGATACGTCTTTCTTCATTTTCACACAAGATGTATTAGGAAAAGTACTTGTTATAAAGCAAACCTTCACTGGTTTCTTCATATCAGCAGTAGCAGTAAGTAGTTTGTAAAAGAAGAATATATTACTATTCTGTTCTACAAAAAGATTATTAAATTCGTTGATGTTAGTTAAAGGTACAAAACCTGACATATGTGGAAGATTAATATTAACAATCATTTCAATTGGGTTATCATCAACTACATGTTCTTTTATGAATTTATCTGGGTCACTGTAATCTACATTATGTCTACCAAATAGAATAGGCTCTTCTACATTGCTTATAATCTTTTTACTTAATTCTGATGTAGTACCAAATACCCATGTTTTTGTATCAATCATTTTTTTACAAATCCCGATTCATGGTGCAAAGGTTCAGTATAGTATTCTTTTACAGTATCAGACTTTAATGTATTATGTATATCAAATCCATTATCAAAGTAATCTTTAATATATCCTGCAAGTTCTCTATTCTGTAATTTTGTCATATGACAACTTCTAATATTATTGTCTTCTGTCCAATCAATATGCCATGGCCTATCTGGTGCGCCCAAGTTACTTATAAATGATAGTTCGAATATATCTAATAATAATAAATTTTCGTGTTTACGAACAACATCATTTCTCATTGCTTTAGCCATCCACTTCCAACTATCAGGATACATTGCCGTTATGTATTCTTGGTATCTTAGGGCTACTCCATCGTAAGATGTGTCATATGAAGAATAAGTATCGACTGAATTACATATTATTGAACCAGGTACATCACGACCATTCCATAACATTTCTTTATTAGTTTTTTTATCTACAAAGTGGAGTCTACGTGGTTCTGTAGCAATGAATATAACTTTTGAGTATATACTTAAGTCTTTCTCACAAAGTAATTGATAACTGTAAGGAATTGATGAACCTGAGATTGAAAAGTTCTGATTTTCTTCGTTATATAAATCAGAAAGATATGTGGGCCATCCTACATTTACATGTGAGCCATGACCTTCATATGCAAAACTATCACCAAATATTCCAATCATTTGACTACCTTCTCAATTTAAGACCAGCATCTTCCATTGATTCTGGTATAGTAAAATATTTATCTGTGTGCCATTTAATCTCATTATGTATATCAATCCCATTATCAAAGTAATCTTTAATAAGAACTGCTAACTCTATATTTTGTTGCGTACTAAAATGACACACTCTTCCTAGTTCGGCAGTCTCTATATATTTAGTATGCCATTCTTCACCTTTTGGTGTTGTAAACCAAGGAGCCATAGGAGTATTTAATCCTAAAGTAGTTATAGTACCTAGTAATTCTACGTCCAATACTAGAGCATTCTTATGCGAGTGTAAAACATCACCTTTTACTGCTCTTTTAACGAAGTTCCATGTGTCAGGATAAAATGCAGTTATGTTTTCTTGGTATTCTAATACACGTTTGTCTGATAAGGTTAAGTCTATATTAAAGTCTTTGTTATGTTGAATCGACCGAGTTACATCACCTTGAAACTGTATTGATTTGTGTTCTGCGTTATTAATAAGAAGTTGTCTAGTTGGATAGGTAACAACAAAGACAACCTTTGAATATTTACTTAAATCTTGCTCACAGAATTTTTGATAACTATATGAAATAGATGTAGATGATTCACTAAAATTCTCTATTTCTTCATCATACAACTTACCTAAAGCAGATGGCCAGCCTCCTAGATATCCACCTATACTAGTATCAATTTCATCACTAAAACTATCACCAAATATACCAATCATTTATCAAAGGTTCCACCATCAAAAACTTTAGTTGTTCCTGAGTCTTTATCTTTTAGTTCTAGTAATAGTAAAGCAATATCATTTTGAATATCTATTGCATCTTTCATTGGCAATACTATCTTGTTATCGCCTCTTAGATTTATACGTTTGATTGTTGCTAGAAAATCTTTTAAACTTTTATAATCCATCTCGTTTGTTCGCCAATAATGTTTCAGTTTGCATTTCTGATTTCGTTTTAAAAGGTCCTATGAAATCACATGTATTTAGTGTTTCTAGTTTACCGCCATAAAACCATCGCCAGTCACTTGGAAATCTTACTCCATAGTATCCAGCGGCATATCTTACTTTGCTTGTCGCACTTTTGGTATAAGTTGGTATTTGTTTGTCTTTTAGTTCAATTGTTTCAGTATTATATACTACATGTTTAGAAGGATAGCCATCGATATCTGCTGGTGAAGTATTCCATCCACCACGAGGTCCTACTTTGTTTTCATCAACAATCTTTACAGTAGTTTCTTTTGCTTCTAGTATCTTTTCACCAAAACGTGAGGTAAGTTCAGACAATGATATATGCTCGTTAGTTGATAGTTCATCGTCTCTCAAATTCAATTCAAAATCATCAGACGAACAGAAACGTATTGTTCCTATTTTAACTCCTGAATTCTCTACAATCCAAAACTTATCTTTAACTATTTCTTTCGTATATATCATTTAAATCTTTTTAGTATCTTCCAAGTTTCTTTCCAATTCTTTACATTGTGACATTCACTGTACGCATATGGACCATATTCAATTGCTTGTGCAATGCCATAATCGTTGCCGCCCCATTGTATGTTGTCACCAAAGAATATCAACTTATCTTGGAATGTAAAATCCTTTAATATTTGTGCTTTGTCTTTACCCATCTCAATAATATCTAATCCTGTTTCACCTGCAACCTGTGATATTAGACCAAACTTACCAGTAAACTTTTTGTTAAATTCATCAGAAATCTTTTGTCTTTCATTAGTTGTAGTATCAAACTTAACATACTTCTTTCGTTGTACTCTGTTAGCATTTCTACCAACAACACTAAAGTTTAATAGTCCTGGTCTTGCTTCAAAATGATTGCCTGTGGCGATATCAAAATCACTACTAATAGATTTCTTTAATAAGAAAGCATACGCATCACGTGGCAGTTCTAAGTTTTTTGAATTCATTACGCATATACCATTTTTATATTTGGTATTGCCAGAAGAATTGTATACACATTCTACCTTTTCAAATACTTCTTCACCAACTTGTTCTTCTGTTTTACTTCTATCACTTCCTGTAACTAAGTAAACATTATTCCACTTGATGAACTCTAAGAACCATAGTCTAAAGTCTTCATCTATTCTATCTCTACTTGGTGTTAGAGTACCATCTACGTCAAATATAAAATGCATTAAGACGGATACGGATTGTTAAGTATTTTAGCAAGTTCGTCAGGTGACTTAGCAAGATTTTGTAAATCATGTATGCCACAGAACTTTAAGAAGTTCATACCAACACCAGCATTAGTCTTAGGAATACTATTCTCTGCAATAGTTTCAATAAACTTTACTTTAAGTTCATGTGGTTGAGCCGTTAAGTCTACCAGTTTAACATTGCGTTCATAGTCTTCACGGACAGTATGTTCTTCACCATTATGGTCAGTCCAGCGTTGTAACATAAAGTTATTCCAGTTGAAACCACCAGCATCTTTATCTGCGAATGCTTCTAACATACCAATCTTGTTCTTGGTACCTTTCTTACGACAGCCAGGATATGCTGAAAAGATATTATCTGATGTATCGCCACGGACACATTTCTCAAACAATGCCCACTTCGGGTCTACTTTCTCTTTAATCTCACCAGTCTTCTTCTCTTTGATAGGGGTCATATTCTTATCATCTTTAAAGAAACCATCTTTAGTAATGATACGATTTTGTACACCATCATACATAGTTACATTGTCAGTGATAAGTTGAAAGTAATCACTATCGCTTGATACGATAATATGATTATCATTTGGATGCGCCTCAATAAACAAAGCAATCATATCGTCTGCTTCTGCTTCTGGATTTCGTAACATAGTTACATTAGTTTTTGTATCTAAAAACTCTACCATGTCTGCATAGGCATCGAACATGATTTGGTCTTCTTCTTGCTCTCTAACACTCTTAGCCATTTGAGCAACTTTTCTATTCTTCTTATATGGCTCATAGAAGTCTTTACGCCAACTGCGACCTTCTAGGCAGAACACGGCATGGTCTGCATTGAATTTGTTATAACATAGTTTTACACTACTAAGCATAATGTGGTATGCCATACCGATTTTCATATCAATATTAGCACCACGCATTGCTACGTGTTTGGCTCTGTGATACATATTAAACGAATCAACTAAGATATAGGTACTCATGTATTCCTCACTACTGTATTAAAGTTACTACTATTATAACACAACTTGTTAAAATGGTCAAGTTTAATAATATTCTGAAGTATCCTTGTCAGTTTTGACTTTACTAATGATTAGTCCATCTTTGCTATCAGACATTACGCTTCTTCTAATGCCTTCTTCGTCTTCTAAATCATTTAGTACAATGTTCTTACATAAATCATTGAACCAATTATCAACGATTTGTTCTTGTTCTAAACCTTCATAGCCATTCTGTGCAAGATATTCTACGAATTGGTCGTTGAAATCTAACTCAAAGAAACCTTGTCCTGGTTTATCTTTGTCTAATTCCATACCAATAACTCGAACATACTGTTCACCTTTATGTGTAGCCATGTTCTTGTCGTAAGTATGTTGGTCTGTATGACCATACTTGAAATTGATTTCTTCTAGTGCAATTGCTTGTTCTTTTTCATCGGTGATGCGCCTAGCAATCGCTCGTTCTTTTTCTTCTGGCGTGCCAAACCATGAATTTGGATTAAGTGTCTTTGCCATAATATTTCTCCTTTTCAATTGTTACCATCCAATCTTTTCCCATGGTACATCTTTGTTGCCAAAGTGTCCGTAGATACAGTTTTCACTATAACCATAAAACTTGAATAAATCAAATCTATCAATGATACCCTTTGGTGTTAGGTCAATGTTTTCTTCGATAAACTTTTGAATAGTTCTGTTGTGTCCATTACTATCTATATAGATACTTGTTGGTTCTTTTACACCAATAGCATATGACAATTGAATTTGACACCAATCTGCCATATTGTCTGCTACAACATTCTTTGCTAACCACCGTGCCATATAGGCGGCACTTCGGTCGACTTTTGTGGGGTCTTTTCCACTAAAAGCACCACCACCATGGGGAGCATAGCCACCATAAGTATCAACGATAATCTTACGCCCGGTGAGTCCTGTATCACCATCAGGACCACCAATGACAAAATTGCCTGTAGGATTGATATGCCATTTAGTATTGTCATCTATTAAATCTCCCATTACACTATTGACTGCTTCTTTCACTGGTGCTTTAAGACTATGCATAAAGCCCTGTTTATGTTGTGTACTTACTACAATTTGGTCTGCTCGTTGAACACGACCACCAACATACTGAATACTTACTTGAGACTTAGCATCTGGAAGTAAGAAATCATATCCATCTAATCTAAGTTCTTTTAGTTTCTTTAGAATTTCATGTGAATAGTAAATTGGTGCTGGTAGCATTGCATCGTTTTCATTAGTTGCATAGCCAAACATAATGCCTTGGTCACCTGCACCAAAGTCATCAGTACCTAATCCAATATCACCTGATTGTGAATGTATTTCATTATAGATATTTAAATTATCCCAATGAAATCCTTCTTGTTCATAGCCAATTTCTTTAACTTTATCTCGTATAATATCTTTTACATTATCTACGTTAAAGTTCTTTACTTCACCCGCTACCGTTACGTGGTTAGTGGTTACAAGTGTTTCGATAGCAACACGAGTAGTTTCATCGCCATTCTTTAGTCCTGCATCAACTAATGCATCACTAATCTGGTCAGAAACTTTATCTGGATGTCCATCGCTTACACTTTCGCTTGTAAAAATATAGTTGTTCATTTAAACCCTTTTATGTTATTGTTCTTGGAGTATAGAGTATACATCGTAGCCTTCGTCTCGTAACTTAGCACCACCACCTAAAAACTCTAGTTCCATTATACTTAGTATACTACTAATATCAGCACCAAATCTATCAGTTAATGTAATCACAGCACCTAGTGTCCCACCAGTTGCAATAACATCATCTATGACCAGAACTTTGTCACCTCTTTGTATTGCACCTTTCTGTAGATGTAATTCATCAGTTCCATATTCTAGTTCATATTGTGTAAAGATAGTTTCACCTGGTAGTTTACCTTTCTTTCTAGCCATAGAAAATGGTATACCAGTTTGTGAACTTAATGCACCTGCCATAGGAAAACCACGAGCATCTAGCCCAATGATTTTGTTAAATTGAATATTGTTTTCTTCAATATAGTCTGAAAACAAAGTCATTACATGTTGAAGACCTTGAGGTGCATTAAATATACTAGCCATATCCTGATAGAGAACACCAGGCCTAGGATGGTCTGGTATTACTCTAATCAAATTTTGAATAGTTTTTGGTGTAGGTTTTATAATAGTCACAAGTTTCCTGCTAACTCTTCTTCTAGCCGTAGAATTTCTTCTTTTAGATGCAACTTCTTCAACTTAAGTTTAGAAACTACTAGGTCTTCAGTACGCATATTGTATGCAGTAGTTATACCGTTGTCTAGGTCTCTGTGTTGTTTCTTTAAATATATGAGGCGTGTACGTTTCTTTTCGTCAACGTCTGGTCTTACGGGTGTAGTCATTTGCTTCTCCTATATTAGACCTCTCTGATGTATTTATAATTTAGTTACCTGCTTTTGCTGGTAAAATATATTCATACATACCCAACCCACTATCAACTGCAATCATCATAGCACCTTGGTCTGAAATCTTCATGTTCATTGTGCTTGTGTCACTTAGTTTAAGAATAGTTAGAACTGTTGACAATGGGAATGACCAACCTGTCTTTAGTTCACCCTCTACGTTACTTGCAAATGGAAGTTCTACTTTATCTGTTGAACTATCACCAATAAAGAATACTAAGTTGCCGTTAACTGTTCTTGCAGTAAGTAACGGGTCAAAAGCACCAAGAATACCTGCAAAGTATTGTAGGTCTTTGATTGCTTTTTGTGTAGGCATAATCTCTACATTCCATGCCGCACCACGAAAACTTGCAGTTTTGATTTGTGCGTCTACTAGTTCTGATACGATTACACGATACGAACTATCGAAGCCACCTGGCATTGAGAAGTTTAGTTCAGTAGTTACATCTTCACCATTACGTGTTTCTGTACCAACCTTGACTTCAGATTGTACCATGTTGCCTTCTTTGTCTTCACTGCTATAACTAAGTAGTCCGTTAAGTACGCCTAGTCTACCTAGACCAAACTTACCTTCGAATTCAGCAACAGGTGAATGTAGTTTACCACGCAAAACAACAGTACGGTCATCGTCCATTGCATCGATTGTAGTTCCTTCAGCATCTGTTGTCACTTTAGCCGCTTGGATAATTCCAAGTGAGTGTGTATGTTTTACAATATCTTTTAAAATATCACGCATGTTTAGTTCTCCTGATTGATTTCATTAATTATAACATATTCCATTACCGTTTGTCAACCTATAATTGACTTGGTTTTCTTACTTTGTTTAGGGTTATCTACCCAATAAATCGTATTAGGGGGTAAAAACCCATGCATAAACCAAGCATTACCAAATGTTGGATTACCCTTTCCTGTAAAGTCTACACGATTATTATATACAAGTGTAGACATACCATGCTCTATAAACATTCTACCTCGTTTCCCACCTTGAAAACTCGTTACAGGCAATAACAATGCGAATGGTTTACCTAGGGCATAGCAGTGTTCTATAAACTTATCTTTGATACTATATGGTGGATTAGTTATAATTCCATCATACACATCATCTGGCTCACAATCGAAAAAGTCTTTACCCTCACTTGGTACTATCTTATATCCATTGTTGTTAAAGCCATCTACGATTAGATTAGATGTTCCACTAGTCGCTTCATAATAAGTTTTATCTTTATCGATGTATTTCAGAAGTGGTTGAACTTGGTCAGATGGTGTATAACATTCATCTGACTCTTTGTTTCTCGCCCGTCTCTGAATCAAGTCTGTGTAAGTATTGCTCATTATAAATCAAACAAGTTGTCAAAAGTTTCGGATGCATTTGCATCACTCATATCCCAATTCAAAACACCAATCAAGTTGTCTAACTTCTTATCAACAATCGTTTGTTCCATTAACTCGTGGTCGAATGGCAAATCCTGAAACCATTGTGGTATCTTTGTAGCATCAATTGGATATGCAACACTCTTTAACTTGAACGTATTTGGTTTTAGTTTACAAATGATACACTTCATACCATCTACAATCTCTACTGCATACTTGTCTTGGTTAAGTTCACGTAACATATTCCAGTTCAATGCGGCTGACACGTGACCAGGAAGATGTACTTTGTCTTTCTTAGATGCATCACCGCCCGCATTCATATCTTTAGCCATTGCCTTCTTAGCGGCATTCACACGGTTCTTATATGAAGTCAAATTGTTCACACGAGATTGAGAACCTTTTTCCCAACCTGGCTTTGCTCTAAACTCTTTCTTAAACTCTTTGACCATTTTAATGACTTCTTCACGTGTTCCTTCAGTCAATACTTTCAGTAGAACTTCACTGAGAAAATCTTGCATATAACCAGGAGTATCAGAACGTTTAAGGTCAAGACCCATCGCTTTAATCTTTCCTGGTTTGCCATCTATATCACGGCGTTCGCCATCATCATCATAGATAAGCATTGCATATCGTTTCTTCTTAATAAAGATACCTTGTGTGGCACAGTTCTCACGACCAGCAACGATAATCTCGCCTTCTTTTCTAGGAACATTAAAGAACGTTTTCATAAAGTCTGGAAAACTAGCATTCACTTGATTTGCTACTTCGTCATATAACTCTAAGACCTTGTCTTTAGTCCACTCTATAGAACCATCATCAATCTCTTGCTGGTACACGGGATACATTGAATAGTAAATGGAGTCTGTATCACCATATATAACTGCTGGACCTTTATAGTCGTAATGACCTGCGATAACTTCATTTGTTTTCGCACCCATATGTCGAGTAATACAACGACCCGTAAGTGTTGTACTCTGACCAATACGCTTATCATAGAAACGACAACCTTGGTTCAACAACGCACCATACAGAGAGTTCAAGTTAATCTTTTTAACTAACTGTCGTTTATCCCAGTAAGCGATTTGTTCTTTATCACCATCTGCAATAGCCTTCTTTTTGCTTTGTTGCATCACTTGTCGTTCTGCATACCAACGTTCTAACAAACTAGGGACAATACCTTGTACGTCTTGTTTGAATATAGTGCCATTTGCAGTCACAGTCCAGTTCAATCCGCTATTGAATATCAAGTCATATGCTTCTGCACCAGATACTGTTTGAGTTGTTTTCATGTCTTCGTATGGACTATCTTCTAGTACTAACGTAACTCTACTTGCTTTGTCTTTCTCATTTAGAACACGAAACTCTTCTGAACTAAACGTTTCATCCCATGCTTGAGAAGACCCATATGTTTTAGCACCAGTTTTTCTGCCTTCTTTAATTCGGTCACCAATCATCTTTTCAGTCAAATCTGGTCTTAGTTGTCCAGCGATAGTTTCTGGCGACATATTCATTGCACGAATAACTGATGGATAAAGAGAGTTGATATCAATACCTGCAACCCACTTCTGTAAACCTTTCTTAGGAACTGCCACGAAAGCACCTGCGGCCTTTTGCATTTCTAAGTCATGTAATTCTTCATCACTCAAATCAACATCATCATCTGACCATTCACGTCTTTTTCTGTCAGGAACAACCATACCACGTCTGTGTGCTTCGTTAATGATTGCTTGTTCTGTAACTGCAACTGCGCCCATTGTTGTTTTGATATTAACAGTGTTATCGTGGGCAATTTCATTTGCTAGTTCAATAAATCTTAATTTCTTATCAATCTTATCAAGTAGTGCAACGTCTTGTCTGTTGTATTCTACAAATTTATAAAAGTCATTGTTATATAATTGGTCTAATGTGCCTTCATAGGCAGTTTTCTTTTCACCAACTTCGTGTTCACCAATAGTATCAAGTGAGTAGGAATGCATTTCGTGGTAAGTATACTTACGATATAGTTCTAAGTAGTCTAAGTGAATTCTTCCGAACAAGTCAAACGTTTCTTGTTCTTTACCATATTTTACTATCTTACGTTTCTGAGGAAATAAATCCCAAAGACACATCTTGCGTGTATGCGACTTACTTAATACCTCAGTTATTCTATTAACAGTATAGGGAATATCATAACCTTCAGAGTTCCAACCAGTTAACACATCTGCATCTTCAATGACATCCATGAAATCATTCAGCATATCTGCTTCACTTAGGTATAGTTGAGTGTTATCAAATTGCTCACAAATACGTTGGGCTTCTTCAAGACCTTCACCACTTCTCATCGACTTGGGTGGGATAGCAAGAGTCACAAGCAAGTCTAACCATTGAAGATGTACTGTGATTGCTGTGATTGGCATGAATGGGTCACTAGGGTCAGCAAATCCCCGATTTGCATCGAAGTCTGTTTCGATATCGAAAAAGGCAGTATTTAGAGTAGGCGAATCAAGACCATTATAATTCTCACTCAAACACTTAACTTCAGGCTTCATATCACTTTCGTAAAATGTCTTGCCTGTGTTTATCTTTCGTTCTTTATGGAGGTCTTTGAGACGTTTACATTTGATTTGACGAACTTTGTCACCATGAATACTTACATGGTCACCGCGTGGGTCTTTCACATAGAAAGTACGCCACGCTGGATAATCATTGTAAACTCGTTTACCTTTACTTCTTTCTACAACTTGAACAATATCTTTGTCTTTGTTGTAGAATGCATCTACATAACTCAAAGAGTTCGGCCTACTGTTTCTAAGATAGTTTCCATATCTTCAAAATCTGCACGTGTCTCAGCAAGTTTTGCCTTATGTGCAACAGAGATTGCTTTGTTTAAAACCGCTGGTTTAACATCGATTTCTTCAGCAATTGCTCTTACAGTATCACGTAATCCACCTTTGAGGTCTTCACATTCTTGTAGAACTAGACAACCTTCATTCACTAGTTGAA